AAGACAACGAATATAGGTATAAACTGAACTATCTCTTGGGTAAACTACATAGCGGCCATTCGTTTGGATATCAAGGATTTCTTGGTTCCAAAGACTTCGGCATGACCTCGTTTGATGAAATACATTGGAATCTCATACGAAACATACTTGATAAGTGTATCCCATCTGAAGGCTCAGTAGGTTCCTATGCAACTGCTGAAAAAAGAACAAAGGTTGGGAACTACACAATATTTAGGTTGGATTCGTATGACGACGCCAAATATCTTAATACTGTATTGGTACATTCGCCTTGGTGTATACTTGAAGATGATGACGCTTTTTTCCAAATGACGGATGGATATACCGTCTATATATGCATCAAGGATGGGTACCACCAAGTTCATCCAATCTCATACGACCAATTACTTGACACCTTGAGAGAAAAGAACATGACTGACGTCGCTGATGCAGTCGAAGAAGAATTTCAAGATGACGACATTGATTTTTACGACGATGTCGCAGATGAAATTGCAAGCGCCGACGACGAGGCAGCAGAACTTCTCTTCAATGATGATTCCTTTAGATTGGGACTACCTCCGTGTGATGAGTATGGGCTATCAATGTTTGTTGTAATGGTTTCTAATTTCAAACAAAGTCTTGGACAAATCGCAGCCACATACTCTAGATACAACCTACCAAACCTTTGGGACGGGAGTTTCTTGTCACTTGATGAACTTTCACAAGTAATCGGCGCTGACGCGAAATCCGTGTTCAAGCCTCATGTAAATGACAACATATCTGAACTAAAAAAAGTGAACAAAAAGATTTTTATCAACGAAGATTCTTTAGACAAATTGAAGGGCCTAATCGTCAAAGAGAACCTTGAGTATGAGGTCGACAGTTCGGATATAGACTTGTCGTCGTTCAAGAAAAAAGACAATTTGGCCCCGTCATTATGGAGAGGCGGAACATTAAACCCTAGAGCTAGACTAAAACTATTAGATATTGCTGACGATTTCTGGTCATTTGTGAACATTACTTGGGTTAAACCAAAATCAATAATCTTAACTGGTTCAATCTGTAACTATAACTGGTCCGAACATTCAGATATTGACCTACATTTGGTTGTCGACTTTTCAGAGATAGATGAGAAAAAAGAGTTCGTAAAAGAGTATCTTGACGCAAAGAAGATACAATGGAACGAAGAGCACGACACGCTTACAATTTACGGCTTCAAGGTTGAACTTTATGCACAAGACGTTGATGAGGGGACTGAAAGCGGCGGAATATACGACTTGGAGAACAATAAATGGATTAAAGAACCAAGCAAGGGAGAAATAAAACCAATAGGAATTGAGAAATACACAATAAAAGACAATGCCTCTAAGATAATGACCATCATTGACAATATGCGTGATGCATTTGTGTCAGCAGAAGATTCACACGTTGTTGATGAAATTGGAGAAGATGCTGACTTGCTCTGGGCAAAAGTTCGGCAAATGAGGAAAGATAGTCTTTCTAGTGACGGAGAAATGGGAATCGGGAACATTACCTATAAAGTTCTGCGCCGAACTGGTTATCTCGATAAACTCTGGTCCCTAAAATCAATGGTCTATAACAAACAAAACTCCATAAACGAATCGACAACAAAACACGATGCAGAATACATATTTGACGCCGCAAAGAAACGTTTTGGGGTGACCTACGATGTTAGAGAGTGTGGTTATGTCCTACCAGATGGGTCAATGTTGGACTTCTCTGGAAGACATATCCAAAATCATGGCTACCTCGTCATGGGTGGCGGACGACCTGTTGACCATTGCTCAATAAAGGACATGAGTTGGTCAGAAGACTTTAAAACACGAACTGACACGCCAATGACACAAGAAGAGTTTGTGGCCTTGGGTGCCATCAGAATAGACTTCAACCAAGGATATGCCGAAATTGCGAAGAGGCCGACAAAGGAACAAGAAATGGCATTGTGGAGGTTCGCAAAATTTAATGACGGGTGGGTTACGGTTGAACTCCATAACGATGGCGGCGAATCAATATATGGTGAATATGAGGATGCCAACCCAAGAAGGGTGGTTGCAGACGTTATGCGCTATTTTGATGCTGGAATAAAGACTTTAGGGAATGTCAAAGAAAACGCTCAGATAAACGGAAACATTTTACGCGAGTATTTGGAAAAAGACTATAATTTACCATTGTACAAATATTTCAAGTGGGCATCTACGGCGTCTTCTTGTGAAAAAGCCGAAGATTTAGCATATTCTTGTTCTTATTACATTAAGAGATACATTAAGGAAATATATTACAGATATTCAGAGTTTGAGGATTTATTAAATGATGACGAGTTTGATTATGAAGATGATTCATCAATCCAAATGTTTTTAAACATGCTTGAAGAGAACAAACTATGCGACCATTTTGTGAGTGAAATGGGAAGTATTGCGGATTATTATGAGTTACCGTCATGGTACACTATGGATTTTAATAGAATTGTGAAAAATGAATGGTGCATTCATTTTGGTTCTGATTCAGAATCAATTGCACAAGAAGGATTCACTGGAGGAACACCAGATATAGACCGACTTGCATATACAAATGCTGGCACACAAAAATCAAGTGCTGGTTATGATTTTGCTTTTTTGATTGACGATAGAAGCGTGGATTATAGCGAATATGGCGATGAGGCCGTTATATTTAGAACTAGTGGCGTTGAAGTATTTCATTATGGCGATAATCAAAACCAAGTGGTATTTTGGGGACCCAATGTAAAAAACTTTATTCCAATTCACCAAGATAATGGCGATTGGGTTGTTTATGGGCAAAATGGCCAAGTCCTTGTAAGATGTGGCAGACCTAGCGAGATTGCTCTTTGGGCAACGGAAAATCTACCGCAATATAGGAAACAGATTATGACTGGTAAAAACGGTTTCATACCAAAATACTATGATTACGCCAATAGAAAAAGTGTCCCCTATCCATTGTATCGAAACGAATCCATTCAAGACCATAGGAATGCAATAAAACTACTTAAAGAGGAAAGCGTCCTTGACGGGAGTAGCACAAGTAACCCATATAAGAAGAGATGGGACGCGGAACGCAAAGCGTTAAAGGACTTCATATGCCATCATGGTGTCCTTATGCAGAGCATTGAAGATAACAAGGATGGAAAACTGTACAAATGCTTTTACGACAAAGGAATTTCTGACCTAATAGGTTACAACTTCTGCCTATGCGTACAATGGGACGCGGTGAAACAGAAACCGAAGAGCATTGTCTATATTCGTGCTTGGGACAAGTTCTCCCCGAACATACGGCAAGTTTCTTATGACACAAGGGGTATGGATAATCTACAAGGCACATATGACGACGTTAAAAATTACACGAATGTTTGATTTCTAATAACATCGAAAATTTAGAAAAAATACTAATAGTCTAATGGTTTCGGCATTTTTTTACGTTGAATAATATTTATATAAAAATAAGTTCAAATTAATATATTAATTTACGATGAATACTAATGTAAACGACACATTGAGCAGGATGAAGTCCTTGATGAACTACGGTCTCCAAACCGAGGGCAAAAAAGACCAGTATAGCTCAGTTGAATATCAAAAACTTGGCGCCGACGGAAATTATTACGGTATCGTGCGCGAGGGAAGTAAATATTACATTAAAAAGGCTCCGAACAAGAAGAATCTAGTGAGGGAGGATTACCAATATATCGGAGGTTTCAGGAACCGCAAGGAGAACGAATACTCCAACTATGCCCTTGCACAGAAACAGTTCGACCTCAAGATGATGTCCATCAAGGAATCTTGCGAGAACCCATCATTTGATGTTGAGTCTTGGGATTTGAACAAGAAGGAGAATGTGGTTGTTGAGGCTTCTGAGAAGATGAAGAATGAGATTCTTCGTGAACGTCAGATTATGAAGAACGCCATGTCAATCAATGAAAAGAAAGCGGTGTGTTGCGATGCGCCGACGGTATGCAAGGACAACATTAAGAAGGAGAAACCAGAAACTGGCAATGCAGAGGATGCAGTTGACCATGAGAAGGCTGAACTTCCAAAGGAAATGACCGAAGAGGTTGTTAAAGAGGAAGAGGTTCTTGGTTGGAACAGAGACAATGACGATTACATGGATAAGAGCCATGGCACAGAGATTGGTGACAGCGCTCCTTTTGATGATGCTGAAGCCAAGAATATCGATGGCGATAAGAAGGTGACCAAGACTGGTGAGATGAAAAACGGTGTGGTTGAAAACCATAACCAATCTATGCACGATGCTGAAAGTCAAGATACGCCAACAGTCGGTGTTGGTGAAGGTCCTTCCGATGACAACAATGACCCGTTTGATGATGAAAAGGGTAAACAAATTGATGAGGCAATAGAGGATTTCGGTGACGAAGAAGACGTTGACGTTGACACCGAGGTGGATGATGAAGGATTTGGAAGCGAAGGACTTGGCGCAGATGGCGGCGAAGAGTTTGTATCCGACGATGATTTTGGTACGGACGATGACTTCGATGAAGAAGACGATGATTTCGATGAAGAAGACGACGATGATGTCTTTGAGGATGACCTTGAATCAAGGGTTGAGGCCATGGAGGACGTGCTTAATAAAATTGCCGTAAAACTAGGTGTTGATGACACCTTGACAGACGATGGTACATACGACGATGACGAACTTTACGATGATGAAGTTAGTGATGTGGAGTATGATGACATGCCAATGGAAAGTAGGCGCCGTGGTGGTGTTGAAATCTACGAATCTGCTGGTTACCGAAGGGCCATGAATAAGTTCTTGAACGAAGACGGAATGACACCGTTTACCGACGCAAATCGTGTCCCACGTGGCAATATGAACAAACTCAATGACTTTGGAAAACACCCAGCATACCAAAAGAGGGTTATGACGACGCCTCCGAAAGATTTCCAAGAATTCGACGGTTATTATGACATGAATGACGAGAGCGTTAGGAATGATGAACCGTATGGAAAGAGAATCGGTGACGGCGCACCTTTCGAGATTGACACGGAAACAATTGACAACGCAATTGCGGAGGCCATGAAGCGTCTCAAAAAAAAAATCTAAGCGAGGGTAGGCCAACCAAACTGAGGGTCCCGTATGACAATGGTGAACCGACAATGCCGATGGGCGATAACATGATGGGCATGCCACCAAGCGCAGAAATGGCACCACCTATTGACGAACCAATGGACGAGCCTATGGGCGAGCCGATGAATGAACCTATGGGAGAGCCTCAAATGGAAAATGGAGATGATGAACTTGTGAGCCTAATCAATAAACTCTCCATAGAGGACAAAGCCGCAGTCACTAAGTATGCAAAGAGCATGGTGGATGACGCAGATGGCACAGAGGGTGAAGGCGGTGATGACGGTATGCCGATGGAATCAAGGAAGCCTATGTCGAATATGGTCGATGAGGCTTTGGATGACATACTCAACGATAAGAGAGACCCAAAAAGGCTTGACAAGAAGTTGCCTAAAGCATACAGAAACAAACAGACTCCATTCAAGAGTCCATATTGATAATAAACAAAGCCACTTATGTGGCTTTTTTTTTGTTATCTGCGATATTTATGATATATAATAAAGAATTTTTCAACTATGGAAGTTTTGGTAAAAACCGCAAGAGGGTTAAAGAGTTTGGGTGAGATGAAGGTCTTCAGCAAAAAATCTTTGAATTTGAAGGAAGATGTCGACGCAAACATCGGAACAGCAAACGGGATACAACAAGCGCAAATGAAGGCGAAGCAACTCATGAACAAAAACCCTAGTGTTAAGAGTGCCTCAGCCGATGCTGGCAAGTTGGATGGTCAGAAAGACACCCAAAGTGGTGAGGGTTTGAAATTGGAGGTTCCAGTAAACGCAACTGGACAACAATTGGCACAAGCCCAAAGAATGGTCAAAGACCAAGGTTCCGATGATGCGCAAATTACATTTACAAAAAACAATGACACATCATCGACAAACGAGAGTAGATTGATTGAACTCAGGAAAAATTCAATTCAATTTACAAAAAGTGAAATGGACAAGTTCTTGAAAGAAATATAACCATACGCATGAAAAAGATTTATCTTAAAGAATCATCGTTAAGTGACATTATCAACAGTAGGTTGTTGCCTAATTTTTTATTCAAGGGGGTTAAAAAACATGAAACCTCTATAGGCGATAGCGTTGTTTTTCCAAGCAATGGCAAGTATCCGTATGACTACACGATTTTGAAGACAAGATATTGCGATGTGTGTGATGCAATTGAATCTCTTGACCTTGAATCATTGGAAGAGGATTACTTAATGAGTAGGCTGAATTCGTTGGTCAAGGAGTGTATGGAAATTGAACGCCCTGTTAGGGACGCATTGGAAAGGGTGTGCGAAAACGCATTGAACACCCTTTTTGCAATACCTAGTGAGATGATTAATATGACCTTTAAATTAGTGGATAAAGTAAAGTTTAAAGGTGGGGTTAGAATGGAACCAGAATCGGAAGAGGATACAAGGTATACTTTCAAGGACTTGGACGATATTGAATTGGGCGATAAGGCGATTGCAAAGAGGCGCCTAATCAACTCATTGATACAAGGTGCCGCATATACTTATGCCAAGAAAAAAACACTGTATGAAGATGAGATAAACAAGATAAATCAAGACTTATGTCCGCTATACGACGAAATAAGGGTGATAAATGACTATCTCCTATTCACAAAGAAAGAGGAAATGTCGGACAAAAAACCGATGCAAGGGGCATATGTAGAAGTCAGATTGGGCCAAGCGGAAAACAAGACATCAATCGATGTACAAGGCATTATATTCCCATTGCTATTTCAAGATGCAATAAAGGGGATGTTTGAACTATTCTCCGCACACGGACTGCCAAAAGACATTGCCAAGGCAAAATATGTCGTCCGAAAATCAGATTTTTTATTGGCGGAACCTTGGGACTTAAGGCTTGGGGTTGGACTCTGGGAGAACCTATTCAATGGAATAGAAGACACCAACTTGATTCCATATGTCTTCACTTCGTTTGTATCATTCCCAATCGATGAGTTCAATACAACCGCAAAGGAGGTGCTGTCAAGGACTGAAAAGGGTAAGGAAATCATGACTTCACTCATCAAGGATGCAGAACACGACAATGACTACCAGTCGTTTACGAATAGGATAAATGCAAAAAACTTATCAAAATCATTGATAAATGACACATATTTTGCAAGCGCCGAAACAAACGGGTACGATTTAGGTGCCAATGACGAAGAAATAAATGTGATTGAAGAGGACGAGTTTGACGGCAATTCGAAGAACAATAGCGTGGAGATTTGGTATAGGGGAATTGGTGGGGCGTTTGACAAAATGAAAAACAAACGCCAGATATGGCTAGCAGATGAACTAGAATACGCCGCAGAATATGCAAATGAATATGAGGATGGACATCTCTATGAATTCCATGTAGATATGTCAAAACTTAAAGATTATGACTGGCAAACCCAAGCTGATAGTTATTTCGACCCAATTGACGGATTCTCGGAACGCGAAATAAAAGAACTAATGGAGATGGGTTACAATGGCTATATGTTTGCATTAGACGAGGCAACAGTATTGGTACTGTTTGACGACTCGTTGGTCGTTGACGTCAAAGAAATACCCATGCCAAACTATCTCGAAGAGTCTGTTGACCTAGGCGGAAACGGTGGTAACTATGAAGAATTGCTCGCTAACGCAACAATTGACAACGTAGATTTCGCAGAGGGCGAAGAAGATAGATACGGTGAGGAGGTTTTCCTTACAATAGACAACGTCAAGATACCTAGGGACTTGGTGAACCTAACCTTCAGGCCAATTTATAAAAGATTCCCGATGGGGAAAAGGCAACTGCTGAACATCGACATATTCTTGGATAAGAACCTACGCGGACAAGGATTGGCCACAAAAATATATGTTAAGGCAGTCCGTGAATTCGGAGCATTGTGCAGCCGTTTCTCCACACGCCATAACGACAGCGGAATACGAGCCTTGTTCAACAAACTGAGCTCCTTTGGCGACATTTACGCTTTTGAGGATGCATATGAAAATGCCGAAGGGGAGATGATTAATGACTATTACGCAATCCTAAAGTCTGAGTTGCCTAAATACTTTGGGCATGACCAATAAACTAATATATATATGCAATGAAAATGAAACTTATAAGATTAACAGAACAAGACCTTCATAGAATCGTGAAAGAGTCGGTGAACGTGATACTGAAAGAGATTTCAGATGACACACTCAATGCGGCAATTGATGCCTCCAATAAAAAAGTTTACAACTATGAAAAGAAATATGGCAGTGACTCAGAAGTAGCGAGAGCGGCTAGAAAACAAGGATACAACTTTAAGAACAATGCCATAGAGAGGTATATGTCAGCACCGCAAAGGAAAAGGGCTAGAATTGACAAGAATGATATAGATAGACGCAACGGTGAACGCGAATACATAAGGGGCGTTGGCTGGCGCACAAAATCAGAAAAATATTAACGCCCAAATAAAGAGTAAAGAAAGAAGTTTACTCTTTATTTTTTTTTTATCTTACTTTAAAATTTGAAATTTAAAGAAAAATGCTATTTTTTAAAGAAAAGGTAAAATTACTTTATTTTTCACATAAAAAGTGTGCCAAAAAGATAATTACAGATGAAGATAAACTATTAGAGGAGATTAAGAAACATGGTTTACGACTTTAAAGAAATTCAGTCCACTTATGCATTGTGCTATGCCGACCAGACTAGAATGAGGTTCATTGAAACCTTCTTGTCAACATTCAACGCAAGCAAAGGCAAAAAAACCCCATTCCATTGTTTTCCAAGACAAAGGGCATTCTTGGAGGCACTTTCCGAAAACAGGAATGTTGTGGCCATTAAACCTAGACAATGTGGTATAACAACATTGACTAGCGCTTGGGTGTGCGCACAATGCGTGTTCGCATCAAAAGAGTCCCCTGAGACAGTACTTTGTATTGCAAATAAACTTGACCAAGCAAATGAAATCATAATCAAGGTCCGTGATTTCTTAGAGCAAGTACCTCGCTGGTTTTGGGGTAATGATTATTTCTCTCCTGATGCAAGTTCTGAAAAAAATCTAAAATCCATCTTCATAAAAGACGCAAAAAGTGAGTTGAAACTTTTCAACGGTTGCAGAATCATTGCACGTGCTAGCGGCCCGAACGCGGCACGTGGTATCTCTGCCGTTAGCGTGTTGGTTCTTGATGAGGCGGCATTCATCGAAGAGGGTGTTGCAGTTTTTACCACTGCAAGCGCAACAATGGCGTCAAACCCGAAGTCAAAGACGGTTATGGTTTCAACACCGAACGGAAGAGATGAGTTATACTATAATACATATCGTCAAGCATTGGCTCGCGAGAACAACTTTGTTGCCGTACAGTTCCGTTGGTATCAAGACCCTCGTTTCAACAAGTATTTGGCGTGGAAGAAAAAAGACGAGAAGAGTGGTGAATGGTTGTTTGATGAGGACCAAGTCATAGATGACGAGGGTAATGTGAAATATGACGAGGAGCGTTGGGCGAAACTTGAGCATGATGGTTGGAAGCCAGTGAGTCCTTGGTATGAGGAGATGTGCAAGTCGTTCAACAACGACTCGATAAAGATTGCGCAAGAGCTTGATGTGTCGTTTATGGGTAGTGCGGACAATGTCGTTGCCCCAGAATTTATTACGATGCAAGAGACATTAAACGTGAGGGAGCCGTTGGAGGACTTTAAGGACCCGTTGGTTGAGGAGACATGGTTTTGGAAGAAGCCGATTGATGGTCATAGGTACATTTTGAGTTGTGATGCTTCTAGGGGTACTGCTGCCGACGCGACTGCGATTGAAATTATTGACATGGATGGGAGGGATGAGAATGGCATGCCCATTATTGAGCAAGTGGCTGAGTATGTTGGGAAGAAACTTGGCGACGATATTGGGGCCATTTGCTACCAGTATGCGACAATGTACAATGATGCATTTGTGGTTTTTGACGCCACAGGTGGGCAGTCTGATGCTGCCATTATAACAATGTTACAACTTGGATATAAGAACATGTATTATGAAGATTCTAGTCAAAAAACGTACATGGTGCAGAATTCAACCAAGAACTATGATTCATACACGGATAAGTTGCCAGGTTTTCACTTCCAAGGAAACAGATATCCAGTGTTGGCGAACTTCGCAGGTCTTGTTCGGAATAATGAGTTTAAAATACGCTCAGTTCGTGTAATCAATGAGTTGAACACTTGGATATTCAAAGGGGACACTGGACGTATAGACCATATGGACGGTTCTCATGATGACACGCTCACTTCATTGGCTATGGGTTTGTTTGTGATGCAATACTCTGTTAATAGAATACAAAATACGATTAAGAAGGACAAGGCGATATTAAGTTCTTACATGGTCGGAGGTTCAATACCATCTAAAAAGTCTAGTCTTGGTAATGGTGAGACGATAACGCCTAAAAATGGTCTTCCGATGTATTCTGCGAAGAAATTGTTACCAAAGAGCAACGTAATCAATGGGAACTTTATGTGGGTCTTTGGTGATGTTCGTTGAATGTTGTGTTAGTAAATATTTATATTAGTGGTGTATTTCCTATTTTTTTAGGTAATTACTTGAAAAAACGTTGAACAATGGCAAAAAAGAAGAATACTGTATTTCAAGCATTGGATAAGGCAATCAGTGGTAATTGGGGTACCCAAGACGAATATTCACCGCATATTAACTCATACGACATGAGTGACTATGGTGGAAATGGTATATTATATAAGACCACTGACAAGGCTGACTATGAGCAAAAGAAACTTGAGTTACAACAAGATAGATATTTGCGAGACAGGTGGCACAAGGCTAATGTGAACCTTGCGGTCACGGCATATGCTGGACTTAACAACATAAAACTCATGTACCGTGATGCGGATTTAATGGATGCATTCCCAGAGATTGGTGCAGCATTGGACACTTATGCTGAGGAGTCGTGTGTTGTGGGTTCGTCTGGGAACATAGTTCTCGTGCGTTCCAAATCGGATAGGGTCAAAAGCATTTTAGATGATTTGTTTGTTAATCGTCTGAACATACAGCTAATGGCTCCGATGATTATACGTGCCATGTGCAAGTATGGGAACCAATATATGTTGTTGGATGTGGACCATAAGAATGGGGTCAAGGGTTGGAAGCAATTGCCAGTGTTTAACATGGAGAGGATTGAATGTGGGATACAGAACCCATATGGTGCTGGAGCATCGATAGCCGTCAATGGTATTACCAAGGACGATGCAGATATGTCAACGCAATTTATATGGCTTGATGACAACAATTCACAAGTTCCATTTAGGGATTGGCAAATTGCTCATTTTAGGGTTTTAACGAACTCATTGTATTTGCCATACGGTTGCTCTGTGCTGAACTCAGCTAGGAGACATTGGAGGATGCTTTCTTTAATGGAGGATATGATGCTTATCTATCGTCTTGAGCGTTCGATAGAGAGGCGTGTGTACAAGATTTTTGTGGGTGCGATTGATGATGCCGATGTACCAGCATATATGGAGCAAGTGGCCAATCAGTTTAAAAGGACGCCGATTGTTGACCCAATGACAGGTCAAGTTGACTTGAGGAAGAATTTGTTAGGGATAGACCAAGATATTTTCATTCCGACAAGGGATGAAAATGCGGCAACGCCTATAGACACGTTGTCTGCGGCTCAGAACTTGACTGCTATGGATGACATTAAATTTGTACAAAACAAGGTTTTGACCGCATTAAGGATACCTAAAACGTTCTTAAATTTCGAAGAAACTGCTGGTGATGGTAAGAATCTTGCCTTGATGGACATTCGGTTCACTCGTCTAATTAACCGTATACAGCAAGCCTTTCTAATGGAGTTGACGAAAGTTGCCTCTATTCACTTGTTTTTATTGGGTTTCAACGACGAGTTGACGAACTTCACGTTATCAATGAATAATCCTTCAACGCAAGCCGAACAGCTTGAGATTGAGAACATGCAGAAAAAGATTGATGCTGTTAGGGATGCAGTTAGTGACCCTGGAAATGGTCTTCCTGTTATGTCCCAATTCAGGGCATTAAAGGATATTATGGGTTGGTCTGAGAAGGATATTAAACAGAACTTGGAAGAAATACGTCTTGGGAAGGGCATTGTTGCTGAACTTGAAAAGACGACACAAATCATCAAGAAGACTGGCATATTTGACACCGTTGACAAGATATATGGAGAACCTGGGGCGGAATACACCGATGATATGCCAAATGGCCAAGGCGGAATGGATAATGGAATGGGCGGTGGTATGGCGCCTCCGCCGATGGGTGGTGGTGACCTAGGTGATGATTTGGGTGAACTAGGTTCCCCGAATGACGATGGAATGGGTGGCGACATATCTGGTGCCGAGGCATCAATGCCGACACAAGATATGGGTGGTGACCCTAACGTACCAATGGAATCGCAAAAAAGCAACAAGCCGTTATTGACTGAGGACTTCTTCAAGCAATACATGGACGTGTTGAATGAGCACGTGGACGAACATAAAGTCACTCAATACAAAAGGGCTGACGTTTATGACAGTGAATCAATACTCATCAATGAGGAATTCGACAAGATGATTAGTGCATTGGGTAAGTTTGTCGACGAGAAATAGGAAGTGTTGGATATTTATAAGATGTAAAGAAAGTAAATATGGTGAAGAATAAATCAAATACAAAGCAAGAGACTTTGGCAAATTACATCGAGGTCATGCAAGAAGCATTGAGCCACAATGATTATGACGCATTCGAGGTTGCAAGGGCAATGCTTGACGAAGCCGTGTCAGACATAAGGAACGATGAGGATTTGAGGAAACAGATGAACACCACCAATTTCGGTGTCTTGAACCATATCTTTGAAAGTGAACTGCCATTATTGTTAAAAACCAACAAAAAGGCGGTAAAAGAGGTGATAAAAACCATTAAAGAGGATTCAAACTTGCTTGCCGAGTTCAATTTCTACAACACAATCAAGGAGGGTTATAAAGGCGATATGGCTGACAAGGCCGACGCAGAATATTTCTTGGAGAAACTAGTGAAGATTGTATCTGAGGACATAGATTTGCAGAGCGTCAAACAAAAAACTCAAGAAAGTAATGGTGGAGAACAACATATGCCCAAGTATCTTCATTGACGATGAGTCAATGGGACTCTATGAAAGTGGCAACATTATATTAACTAGGAAAAAAACAACCGCGAACATGGTACCATTGATTGAGAGTTATGATTCCGTTTGCAAATACATGGAGCGCCACAAAAACGATGAAGTGAAGGGGAAGTTTGACATTAACGAGGCCATTTCTGAATATGAAGATAAACTCAAGGCAACGCTAAATGAGTCTGAGATTTCGTTCGTAAAGGAAATAACCACGTTCAAAGGCCCTATTGCCGAGAAAAGGAAAATGAACTTGTTCAATGCGTTGAAGGCCGAATGCGTCAAGAAAATAGACGAAATGCTAACGGAAAACCAAAACGATGATGCACTGCGAGACCTAAAGGGGCAAATAAACGGAATGGAGTTCTCCAATGAGAGCATCGTCAAGGATGTCGCAAAGTTGTTAGAGATAAGAGATATATTGTTCGATGATTGATAATCCCATGAAAGACATAAATACGGTTGTTGCGGAAACGGTCAATAACTACGTAGAGCGTAAAATGATGCTTAATGAACATAAAGACCCAAACGATGCTGAAACAATAAGGGTCTGCGCAGAGATGCTTGCAAGTTTGCACGACAAAATCGTAGGTTCTGGGGTTTCAAAACACGAAATAACAGTTGAAAAAATCGCAAAGGTTGTCGATGAGCTTAAGAGGATTGAAACCATGATGGGCGTGTAAGACGCAAAAATGACCGACCTTTTTATCGGTCATTTTTTTGGTTTGACAAAGCATATGCCTTCTTTGCAAGTTCCTCGCATATGCCAATTTTTTCGAGAAACGATGGCAGTTCCTTCTCATACATCTTTGTCATATGGCTACCGACATCGCTTGAGTACTTCATGTTTGCATAACGGTCGCACCACTTGACGAACGGCGCGTATTTTGTATTTCTGATGCCTTCGTAATACTTGTCATTTGCTCGTTCAGAACGAGTCCTTCCCTTTTCGTTCGTCAATGCATAGACAATCTCAGCCGACATCATTGCTTGGTGTTTGTCCATATACTCAGATGCGGTTCGTAGGACTTTGTCATATGTCAACCTTGCATCCTCTATCGAATCATGGAAATATGCGGCAAAGATAATCGGCACGATATGTTCCTTGTCATCACACACGACGTGGCCGTATTCCATTGCTAGGTCCGCAACCATATTGAGGTGAAACGAATATGGGTGTTTGTCATCATATTTTTGATTACAAGTCGTGTCATGCAATATGCTTGCATCTGCTTGGATTGCATCAAACACATACCTTTTTTCTTCAATGTATGTTTGAAATGTCTTCTTGTCCATTTGTACTGTATTTGGTGCAAATATATGGAAAATATCTCACTTGACAAAATAGATTAAACTTCTTTTTGTATATTTATTATAAAATTCGTTATGCTTACACAGCCAAAGCCATATATCGAGAAGATGAAGCACAGACACCATAGCCATGGTGTTGAGCGCAGACGTAATATGTCCAAGTTGATACTTGAACACGGAACTCCGTTGCCAAAACCAATAGAATATAGCGACATCGACGAAGAAATGTTCAAGTGGGTTGACAAGAAGATACCATTGGTATATGATGGAAAAAGACTTCCGACGTATAAACTGTACAGCACACAAAGAATAAGTGAGTATTTGCAAGAATGGGACAAACTAGATGAAACTGGAAACCCAATCATCAATTTCAAGACCATAACTAGGGAAAACAACCCTCAGAAAGGTGAAAATCAAGGTAATTACTTCAACATCCCAGGACACAAGGACTTTGCAATGTTCTATGTCCCCATATTACAAGAGAATGGTACAGAGGCGTTTGATAAGTACACAATGAAACAGCCGTTCCAAGTGAACTTCATATACTCCATCTCCGTCATTTCCAACAAAATTGAGATTATCAATGAGATGAATGAGTTGATGCACTATGAGTTCAATGCAATCGACGCATATATATCACCAAATGGCCATCCGATGTCGATGGTCTTGGAAGACATATCGGACAACTCAGAATATGCGATTGACGACCGTAAGTATTATTCACAGACCTACAAGGTAAAGGTTAGGGGCTACATTATCAGGAAAGAGGACTTCCATGTCGAAAGGATACCATCTAGGCTATTGCTGTCATGGAGGGACTCTGATGCAAGTGGGATTGTCAATAGAAGGGGTAGGAACAGAAAGGATGACGAGAGGGTCACCTTTATGGAATATGACACGAAGGAATGGCAGACGTTTAA